CTGCTCATCTGCTTGCGCTTGGAGTTGCTTAACGATTGCAGAGTTAGCGTCACCTTTGGCAGCTTCAAGTTTCGCCTGCTCACGCAGGATGTCAATTTTCCTTTGCTCTGTCGCAACGAAGTTTTGGGCACGTTGACCATTTTTTTCTGCCAGACCTGCATTGGCTTCAAGAATGCCTTGCTGTTCTCGCAAGTTCTTTACTTGTTCTGCAGCAGCATTCGCGGCACGCTCTTGTGCCAAGGTCATGTTGTCAATCGCTGCGGTTGCTGACGCAACATCCGTACCGAATTGAGCCATCAGCTCAACTAACTGTTTTAACGCTTCAGGATCCAGCTCTGATGCCATACTTTAATAGTTCCTTTGGGTCGGCTTATTTAAATGGCCAGTCGATACCCGTGCTGCGCTCAAACTTCTTTACTGCACCTCGTAACTGATATTTACTACGATATGTACGAGGATCATCTAAGCCGTACTTAACATAATCTTTATAATATCTCTTCTCGCCGGCAAGAGTACGCGCAAAATCTTTTACTTGGCGCCTGTTACCACGTACAACTAGAGGTACCTTTTGACCTCCGAACATACGCTGCAAAATCATTTTGATCCCGCCTCCAAACATAGTTAAGAAGCTTTCATTCATTTCGCCATTTTCTGCCGCTGACAGGTCAATAACAATGGGGGCTAAATCGCCATGGTCTTCCATTTATAATCCTCCGGTGTATACTAATAGCTCGCTAGTATTAATTAGTTAGGTAAAAAAGAAAAAAGACCGGAAATCAATCCCGGTCTTTTTAAAAAGCAGCCTATTATCTAGATCTGCTTACACTTGGCATGCTTGGTTTGCTCACGGATGGTATCGAGGGGCGGGAACCACTCTTGGCTTTCTTCATCTGGTCCGCTTCTTTCTTGAACTGCTTTTGTAGCCGTTCCATGAACCAGCGGCGTAGTTTTACTGGGAGGTTATATGCTTCAATGAAGCTCCATCCACCGTGATACTTGAGCAAAAAGAATTGCTCATATACTTGCTCGATATAATCAGGACTTAGGCCAAAAAAAGTCCGCAGTGAACGGCACCTCCATTTCCTGCTCATATCCGCAAGTGTCGCATGCAAAGTGCTGCTTTAAATCATAGTTAGGAATGACCGCTTGGTAGCAGCTTCTCAAGAAACGAGAATCGGCTGCGGGCATAGCCTCAATAAACTGGTGAATGTGACCAGCGCGTGAGCTTCCATTGACTCCAATAATGTAAGACCTAAATTGATCTGTGAGTCCTGTTTCGTGACCGCGAATATCGTTCTTGGTCTTCTTGTTCATAGAAGCTGCAAGGCGCTGCTCGTCATGTCCATCAATAACTCGACAGGTGACTGTAACGCTTGACTTCGGAAGCGTGATATCAAATGTACCATCCTCGTTCATCTTCACACGGTTGTCCCAATCTTCTGCATTGTAGTGCTCTGTGTGATAGCCAGTAACCTGACCGCCTGCTAGAGTAAACTCATAGTCTTGAGTGGTCTGGCATGCTGGGCACTGAGTCTTCGTCTTGTACTCTTCACCATAGCCAGTGATTCGTGCAGCAACCAATACTGCATTCTTGTCACCGACTAACATGTCCTCGACCTTAACACGCTTATCAACAATAATGTTTTGCATAAAACGGTTAATAGCCAAGCCCTTCTTAAGAAGTGACTTGGATGTAAGAATGTCCTCGTCCTTTGCAGTCATAAACTTGATTTCAATCGTGTCTACGCCATTAAGGGGATGACCATCTTTGTAAAACTTCCCGCCTGACGGTAATTCTACGAATTCTGTAGGAACAACAAAGTTAAGATTTGCTCCTGCGTTTTGTGATTGCTCTTGAGCAATTGCTTGTTGGACGGCTGCTGGGGCATCACCACTTGACGTTGGGTTGGCGCCACCAGTACGCTCGTCGTTTCTACGACCTGACATTAATCCTCCAAATATTTGATTATACAGTTATACCAGTAGTATACAGTAATTAGTCAGTTTATTAAAATTATTTCTTGTGTTTCTGCTATCAGATGTCCATACGTTCTGTAGGAGCGGTGGACTTAGCGTCTCCACCTTCAAACTCTGCCCAGTCGTAGCGAACCTTTACAGTAATCTCGCCGATATCATCTGCTTCGTAGTCAAGATCATTAAAGTTGATCTCCTTAATCCAGCAATTCTTGAGAGTCCATGTCTCAAGGATCTCGGGTCCACCAACGGAACCATCAATACCGACTCCACCTAGCTGCTGAATCTTTACTTCGCCCAATGCGAGGTGAGCAGCTTCCTTAGTGATAGTCTGAGTAGCGGTTTCGTATGCGGACGGAATTACATAACCCATTCCCTTGAGAATGGCAATAAGAGTGGAAGCAGCGTCAGGCTCAACAGGATCAACGAGAGTAAACTCAACCTCGTTGTACTCAACTCTACCGGGATAGTAGAATGAGTGGTTAATAAAGCTGTGCTTAATTTCCGATACTGTGTAACTCGGCTTTGTGACCTTCTTAAGTGTCCAAGCTGGGATGTGGTCTAGGTGCAATACCCATCTAAATTTTCTCTTTGGCTCAACCTTATAGTCTGCCCAAAATGACTCTGCCATTTATTAAATTCCTCCGAATGAATTTCGTTAGTAATCTGTGAAGATTCCTTTCTCTATTAAGTAGTAAAACGGTCAGGAAAAACCCAACCGTTTTCTTTTTTAGTCCTCGAATGCAGCGCCTGAATCGGTGATGATAAAGTCGATTGCAATGAACTCAATTGCCTTAGCTGGCTTCAAGAAGATCTTAGCGTACATGATGTTTCTGTCGATAAGATCCGGGGTTGTAGTCGTGGTGTCCAAGATTACCTTGAAGTCCATGAGTCCAAGCCTTGCCTTGACGCTTCCCAAGAATGGGTTAACTTGTGACAAGAATCGGTTCCAAGTAGAGGTCACGTTCTGGTCGAAGAGCAGCGTTGCAGCCATTCTTGCGATTTCTCTCTTGACGTAAATCATGAGACGACGAACGTTAATTCTATCAAGTGCAGATGGAGTTACCTGTAGGGTCTTCTGACCGAAGATAACGATACCTTCTGATGGGAACTGAGCGATTGGGTTGATGTTCGCGTCGTACAAGTCGTCTCTTTCCTTAGAGGTAAGACGCTCGCTGACGCTGACAACCGGAAGACCGCCTCGTCCTTCAGTTAGACCACCGCGAGTGAACCCTGCGGGTGCGAACCATAGCTCTTGTGACTTCTGCCCGAAGGACATTGCGCCAAGTGCGATAACAGATGGCGGTACCCAAACACGCTGAGCGGTCTGTGGGTCAGAAATCTGAACCCATGGGAAGTAGCAAGCACCGTAGCTGGAGTTAAGTCCTCTGTTGCGCATTGCGTTAACAGCAGCAGTAACATCGGCTCCTCGGTTCTCAGCAGATTCCGTAGATTCGGTCTTTGGTTTGTATGCATTGGCAATGTCAATGACAGCCAAGCAGTCTCCGCGATCCTCTGCAGTGTTAATCAGATGGTTGGTAAGACCTTCGTGGGTCAGACCGGGCATGGAGATAAGATCCATGTCCACAACCTCTGGGTCGGCAACCATGTCAATAGCCTTCTTAATTGAGTAGTACACGTAGCTGGTAGTTTCAGTTGGTGTGCCACTAGCAAGGATATTGTTGTTGAATGGCTCAGACTCTGTGATATCAACTCCCTCGAAACCACCGTAAAGTGGAACAGTGAAGCGATCAGCGCCTGCATTCAGTGGTCCCTTGTAGGACGAGCTAGCTGCGGACATTGAAGTACCGTCGCGGCGTGAGCCGGAAGCGTACACGTTGAAACTTGCCTGACCAGTGTTACCGACAGAAGATGAAATATCATCTAGCGTGAAGTAGAAAGATACTTCGGTACCGTCGCTCATGGAAGCATCGTAAGAGCTAAGTCCGTATGGAAGTGCGCGAACAATGTCGGGGTGACTATCTTCAAACAGGATGCTAGAATCTTCACGGGTTGTATCAACACCCCAGTAAGCATTCTTAGCATCAGACAAGCCACCTACAGAAGCCGACTCTCTGAGGTATAGCCTTGGGTACTCGAATGAACCGGTGAAGCCGAAGTCGGCGTTTCCGGGTACGTTTCCTGAGATGTAACAAAGCGCAACGCCGAAGGAAGCATCTTCCAATTCCGCAGGGCGACCTTGGTTGTCGTGAATTCCAGCATATGAGCTGACATAACCGGTACCACTTACAGAGACACCGTAGTTTCTTGCCAGCGAATGACCGCCCTGATTGTTCGCGGTGTCGTCTGCAGAACCACTCTTCAGGTTAAGAATTCCTTGGAACCTTGGAGGTCCGTAGAACCCGAATGGAAGCAGAAGCTGGTCTGCAGTACCATTTTCAATCTGGTTGTCAAGCTCGATACGAACAAACTTAGAAAGGTTGGGGTGCTCACCGTATTCTCTATAACGCTTCTCGGTGTCGCTCCACTTCTGTCGTCTGTCACCAATCTTACGACCAACAAAGTTGGCAGAGTAAGGGTTGAGGTTACAACCGGAGAAACGCTCTACAATAGAGATTGCATTGTCGAGGTCGTCAGCCTTGCGGATAACAATATCGAAAGTACCATACTTGTCGTAGTCGTTCGAGGAAACCTTAATGTTCTGAATAGAGATCTTGAGGTTCTTCTGTTCCCACTCACCGGGTGAGAGGGTAACGAACCGGAAAAGCTTCTGCATATCATAGGGCTGGAATGACGTAGCGTTCGTAGTCAAGTCTTGACCAAAGATCCAGCCTGACTTAGCTTCCTTAGCAGCCATAGTATTAACGTTCTGTGATACTGAACCGTTATTAAGCGGTGCAACGAAACCATAGTACTCGCCGCTAGCGCCGTCAGAGATAGCCTTGGTACCTGCGGTACCGTTGTAGCCGGAAGCGAACGTTCCAACCTGCTCGACCAAGTGACGATCATAAGACTCGCCTAGCCAGTACTTAGTATTAACATCTGTGACAGGGAGATCTGTAATTCTACTGTTTGTCAGCATAGGGTTAGTGTTGAACACGTTGCGGATATACTTTGCAGAAGTTCTGTCAAAGTTAAACTGTGTCTTGTAGAGAACCGTTGCGCTCGAATCCATGACCTGTGCGGTGAATCCGCAGAAGTTACCATCAGACTTAACCATAACGTTAGATCCGGTAACGGTATGAGCGTCTTGAACTGAACCTGCAGCTTCGCCGCTAAGAGCTAGCTCGCCTTCCTTAAGATAGAAGACAGCCGCAAGAGCACCGGGCATCGCACTTGAAGTTGCTGCCGATGCAGCATTGATGGTTGCGGTGCGCACAAAAGGATAGTCAGCCTGATCGCTACATGCGCCAGAAACTGCAATGAAGAGTCCGTATGCGCCGCCAGCGGTACCAATTGTACCTTCTGACCAGCCTGCTACACCGGATGATTCAGCATCTTCGTGCTGCTCTCCAACCAAGCGAATGAACGTTAGTGCATTGGTGTTACGAAGCCATGCTTGTGCAGCATACGCAGCGTAAGTTGGTCCGACCATATTGCCGGAACGCCAAACGTCCTCTCCTTGTCGTCCACCGACCGGGCTTCCGAAGACCTCGATGAAATCTGAAAATGAACTGATACGAGTGGGA